GTCCGCCGATGTCGGGCAGCACCCCCCTCGTAACGGGTATGCGGGGGGCACTCACGTTTACTTCCTCAACGTTCGGATCATTCGCGTATGAGGTGTTGTTGGGGTTGATTGCCCCGGCGGCCAGTCCGCCGATGTCGGGCAGCACCCCCCTCGTAACGGGTATGCGGGGGGCACTCACGTTTACTTCCTCAACGTTCGGATCATTCGCGTATGAGGTGTTGTTGGGCGCGTTAGCCGTTAGGCCACCCGTCACCGCCCCGACGGCTCCGGGCAGAAGGGCGGACACCCCCGGCACGGCGGCCCTTGTAGCGCCGCTCAGAACACTCTCCACCCCGTTCACGTTGCCGAGAGAACCGCCGTAGGTACCGCCGCTAGAGAAAAACCCAGAGGGGCTGACAGGCGAAAAAACACTATCCATACCCGGAAAACTAAGCCCGGCATCTGTCAACGCACTGTTGAGATAGGGGCTCGCGTAAGCCATGGCACCTGTGCCAGCGGCAGACATAGCACCTGCCAGCAGAGACTTTTCCAAGTCTCCTGTCTTCAGTCCCTTACCGAGGGCGCTACTCGCCCCCATAACTCCCATCTGCCCGGCGAGGGATAGCCCGCCTAGACCGGGGGCGGCGGCAAGCCCAAGTCCGGCGAGACCGCCTGTGGCAGCCATGGCCGCAATCATGGGGCCGTACTCAACCGCTAGATCGGCGATCGTCTGCCCAGCCTGCTTCAGGAACGAGGGCTTGTACGACGTGTCGCTCGCCACCTCCTTGCCGCTGCTGTCCTTAATGCTCCAGCTCGCGCTGTTGTTGCCGTATCCAGACTGGGACTTGGCGAGCTGCGTCAGCGCCTGAACTTGCTGCGGCGTCGAGGCGGTGTAGGTCTGGCCCGTGTTGTTGTCGGTGTAGTTGTACGTCTGATCCGCGCCGAGGCGGACTATGTTGAAGATGTTAGGGTCGCGGCTGCCTTCCCAGCTCTGCACGTCGTAGCCGGGGTTGTAGACGGACGAGGCGTCCTGACCCATCAGGTAGCGCATGTCTTCTTCGGACGTGTAGACCTTGTCGTAGCTGTCCGAGGCGGGCTGCTGCACATACCGCGAGGACATGAACTCGGGGTTGTTGAGCGAGATGCCCGGGCCGTACTTATCCAACAGGGCCTGACGCTGGGCGTACATATTGTTGATGTAGGTGATCACCTCGGGGCTGTAGTTTGCCCCGGCCAAATCCGATAGGTCGGCGTTGAGCGACACCGAGGGGGCGGAGGGGGGCGGTCCCCCGTATGTGGGCGCGGGGGCCGAGTATGGGGGGGCGGGCTCGTATGCGGCGGCGGGCGGCGCGTTTTGCGCCATCTCCTGCTGATACGCCGCCATGGCGTTCTCGTAGCCCGTCCAGTCGTAGGACGGCTGGCTCTCGTCACCCGTGGCGTATGTGTATTGGTCGATGCTGGGCATCTGGGCCATCAGCCGGTTCCTTCAAGCATCGGATACGCGCGCATCGCCCAGTCTCGCCAATCTGTAAACTGATACGGATCGGGGAGGTTGCGCTGCGAAAAAGGTGTCGCGCGTACAAAACCTACCGCCCAGTCCTGCCAGCGACTTTCGTCAACTAAACGCCCGAAAGACCAAGCATCGCCGACGGACAGTATTACACTATCCGCCCAGTCCAGCAAAGTCATGTTGCGCGGGTCGATCAACCGATCACCGTCCCATCACCCGGCTGCAGGTGCGCCATGACTAGGCCCATCTGGTAGTCGCCGCCAAGCGTGTTGCTCTCAAAGTAAAAGCGCAATTCACGGCGCTGGTCCTTGAAGTATATGATTTGTTCCTGTGGCGTCTGGGGCGTCTGCACGATGGTCTTGCTCTCGCTGTTTACCTCGGGCGAGCGGGCGTTGGCGCGGCCCCGGACCTGCACCGTCATGTCGCCCGACTGGACGAAGTCGGGCTCCAGCATGAGCACTTGGAGGGCCTTGTTGACCTGCTTCTGGGCCGGCAGCGAGATGTCCGCCGTCTCAAAGTAGGACAGGATGGGCTGCTGGCTCTGGCCGGTGACGGCGTCGGTGCCTGTCTCGTGGATCCAGAAGTTGTAGGGCTGGTTGAAGGTGACCGAAAAAGCCGCGCTGACGCCGGTGCCCCCGGTCGACGACACCGGGTTGCTGGGGATGATCGTGTAGCTGCCGGCATTGCTGATCTCGATAACGCTGGGCACGCCGCCGCCGGTAACGGTCGTCACCGTAACCTCAACCGGGACGGCGTACTGGCCCCCGCTCAGGGTCAGCACGTCGCCGACCGTGTAACCCGTGCCCGCGGTGGCGATCGCAACGGCCTGCGCCGCGTAGTTCTGCTGCTCCACGCCCGACATCAGAGGCTTGCGGAAGACGGCGGGGAAGGCCCCGGCGCCTCGCCCACCCTCGGGCAGGGCGCAGTCATACCAAGTGTTTTCGCGTATGTTGTAAATAATTGCATGGTTGGGCTCGGTGGACGTGCCCTTGGGGAAGCACCACCAGATCTCACCAAAGCGCGGAACCTTGGTCGCAAAGACCTTCTGCCGGTACTGGTAGTTTAGGTTGTCGAAAAAGAAGTTCTGGTTGAGGTTGTTCTCGATCTCGCGCACGACGCCGTTGAACATCAGGAAGCGATCGCTGCCGATCCAATAGAAGATGCCGTCATACTCGATGACGCACTGCGACGACATGATCGAGCTCTGCGTCGTGATCGTGTCGAACTGGAAGATTTCGGTTCCCCCGATGAACGAGGCGCGGAGCAGGCTGTCGGCAGACCAGAACAGCCCAGATGGCGCGTTGCCCGGGCCGCCGCGCAGGGGGATGCCTCGCACGATCTTCTGGCTCGTGATGTTGGCGTTGCCGGATCCGGCGCCGACGTAGTCCGTCGGGTCGCCCGGCACGGACCACGCCACATACCCCTGATCGCCGAAGAAGAAGGTGTACGGCTGCAGGGAGACGATGCCCCCCGTGGCGCTGTAGACGGCGGGCAGCTCGCCGCCGCCAGTCGTCAGCTCAGTCAGGTCGTTCGTGCCGAAGAGATCGCCGACGAAGAGCTGGCCCCCCGCGCTGTTGCAGATGCATTCGAGGTTTGGGGCCACCTGCGCGACCAGCAAGAGGTCACCGTTGGTGTCGTGGCTACTGTCGAACTGCCACATGTTGCGGGCGTCGGCGACAAGGGAGGCGGGCGTCCTGTCGACGATGACGGACGTGTTGCCCCCGCTGTCTATGTAGAAACTCTCCACGAGGGCGACCGAGCCGGCGTGGACGTAGGTGAGCTGGTCGGCCGTGTAGGTGTAGAGCGCGCGCGCCAGACCCTGCAGGTACTTGTTGATCGCGCGGTAGCCGCCAATCTTGCGCGGGAGGCCGCGCTGAAAACGAACCCACTGCCCGTCGACATAGGCGTCACCCTCGAACTTGGTGCCGTCGCGCTTAATACCCGGGGCCGACGCTATGCGGACGATCTCGTCTGCCATTAGCTGATCGCCACCGCAAAGCTGTAGGCGTCGTCCGCCGAGATGGCGCCGATGGCCGTGCGGGCTGCGGCCGCGTTAACCGCCGTGAAGACGCCGATGCCGACCGCCGTGCCGCCCAGATTGATGAGCGCGCCGCCCGCAGAGGTTGCGCCCGTGCCGCCGTCCGCTATGCCGATTGGCGTAGAGATACCCGCCGTGGCGGCGTTAACGACGTCGGACCCGTTGCTGTAGTAAATGCCTCGCGAGCCCTGCACGACGTTGGCCGCCGGGGTCTGGGACACGGTCGCGAGGCCCAGCGTGTAGGCGCCGGACGTCGCGTTATCCGCCCAATACTGCTGCGTGGTGGACGGAACCTGAATGACCATGTCGGCGGTCAACGTACCGATGAAACTGTAGGCGACGCGGTTGAGCTCGGCGCCGGCTAAGACGTAGGGGCTGGTCTGGCTGGTCAGGTTGATGGACGTGTAGTCGAAGGCGAACACGGCATCCTGACCGAAGCCCACCGTGTACCAGCCGATGCCGTCGCTGTTGCAGACGGCGCTGTCTCCGGGGCGCAGGACCAGCGTCGCGCCGCCGTTGATCAACTCAGCGCCCGCCGGGTCGATAGTCAGGTTGCCGCTGCCGCCGTTGCGCGCGGCGAGGAAGAAGCCATTGCCGACGCCCGCGGCCGCGGGAAGGGTAAGCGTGCCGACGCCGCCGGTCCAGACGTAAAAGGCCGCGCGATCAGGCGATCCCGCCGTGTAGTCGCTGTTGAAGGTGACGGTCGGGTACGTCTGCGACAGGACGCTGCCCTGCGCGATAAGGCCGAGGCCTGCGAGGGCCGAGGCCTGCGCCTGCGCAGTCGCCGCGCCGTAGCGGAAGACGCGCCAAGAGCCGGCGGCCGTGGTGTTGTCGGTCAGGTAGATCTGCCACTGCTGGCCCTGCAGGATCGAGATCAGCGTGCCGCCGATGCTGTCCTTGACCGTGATGGTGTCGGGGCCGATGTTGTTGAAGAGCGTGGTCTGGCCGACGCCGGTCTCATTGCCCGGAGGCATGAAGATCGAGAAGGCGCCGGTGGGCGTCACGTCGATGATGCGCGCGGCGACGTCCGCAGACGTGTTGGCATCCAGAGGCCACGACAGGGTCACGTCCGCCGTGAGGGCCAGCGCCAGATAAGACACATTCGACGGGTAGATCGTCGTGCCGCCAAAGACCTGCGTATAGACCGACATTTAAGCCTCCTTGCGAACCGTCGAGCGGTCCAAGATTTTCTTGAGATCTTCGCCGTTCAGCATAGCCGCCGAGCGATCGTACATGGCCTGCCAGACCTGTATGCGCTCGTCGTTCTTCAGGAACGGCGTCGCCTCCAGCAGCGTCGCGTACAGCAGAAGCTCCGGCGCGTACTCGCTGATCCAGTTGCTCTGGATGTTATCGCTGAGGAGGGGCGGCAGCTCGTAATACAGAACCTCGAAGGGGTAGTCCGCATCCGGCGTCGGCACGATCAGCCAGTGGCTGAAGTCGTAGTCGCCGTAGAATTGCGGCGTGTCCATCTGGGTGCTGTCGGGCCAGTAGCTGCGCAGGTACTCGTAGCCGCGCGTGAATAGGAACGTGCGCGTGTCGTTAGTGGCGCCCGTGCCGATGTTTATGCTGATCGTGTCGCGCCAGCGGTCAGGCTTGTCATACACGGACAGGCCCGTAGTCAGGGTGCCCGTCACGACGTTGATGAAGCCCTGAACCTTCAGCTCGCGGGCGATGCGGCGCTCGGCCAGATTGATGAGGCGCGGGATCTGCTCGTAGACGACGGCGTCCGAGGCCAGCGTGGCCCCACGCTCAAGATAACGCCGCACGTCCTGCTGCAGCGTCGTGAAGGTCATCGCGGTGGGGCTGGTGGTCATTTATCGGCTTTCCCGTCGAGCTTGTCGAAGATCTT